TGTCGGCAAAGGCCTCACGGAGACCAACTTTATTCTTTGTCCCTTTTTCACGTACTCCCGGATAAGCAGAGAAGACATTGTCGGAGGTGTCGCCACGCATGCACTTCTCAAATAATAGCCAGGACGGATCCGGGATGGTTTTTGGTTGTTTAGTTTTTTTATCTGTAACAGGCTTACCCTTGGCATCAAATATGCCCTCCAGTGTGATCAGTTCATCTGTAATACCATTGTATTGTGTGACGTTGGATGCGACTAATTGAACAAAGTCTGTGTCTGAGCTAACAATTACGTGATCGTCTTGGGGGTGTAATGATATCCAACGTGCAATGATGTCATCTGCTTCGGCTGTTGCGCAACGAATAACACTGCAATTGGTTCTGTCGGACAAGTATTTAGTCAGATTGTCATAAGTTTCCCAAAACAGCTTGTCTTCTTCTGCTTCGTCCTCGTTCATTTTACCACGTGCTACAGCACGGTTCTTCTTGTAGGGCTCATAGTAGTCTTTGCGCCAGCTACGGCCTTCCAGTGCAAAAATCACGTGATCTGCTTGAAAACGCTTGGCCACCTTGTTGGCAGCCATCATTGTAACGTGTAGCGCAAAGCCCAGCTTGGTCCAAGTGTCACTGGCTCTGTGGGCACCGTGACGTGCTCGGAAAAACATGTTGGCTGTATCAATAAGTAGGTATTTCATTAGGGTCTAATAGTTGGTTGCGTTTAATGTATTGTAACACATATTCCGCCCAATAGCAATGGGCATCTGGCCCAAAATGCCAACTATTTGGATTAACCGTTTTGAAACCTTGCCCCTTTAGCACCGAATTATAGGTCATTTCGTCATCATATGGATGCATGTAGCTGGCACCCCAGGCTCTTTGGTCGGTAATGCCACCAAAATGGCTATTGCCATTGAACATCACATGACGTATGCCCAGATCGTCTAGCTCTCGGTGAAATGCCCAAATCTCTCGATGCGCCTGTTGCCTGCATTTGTCCCAATCCACATCGATGACAAATTGTTTGTAGCGGTGTTGTAGTTCAGCAGGAACATCGTCAATGCCACTTGCATTCACTTGGAAGTCGTGACCTTCGTGCCACCACTCTTCTCGTTCCCAAGTGGTCCATTGTATGACCATAAAACAATCCTTGACTGCATCTGGATTGGCCTTGATCCATTCTCTTGTGGTACGTATGATGCGTGTGTTTGAACATCCTGCTTGTGCATCCAAGTACAAAACAGCATTTAGCCAGTTGGCTAATTCACATCCAAAGCTAGCACGTTCATTGTCAGGATGCGGTTGTCGTCCTAGACCATAAAACAATCCGTCATCCTGCGCCCATGCGTGTGGGTTTACTGCCTCGGCCGCGGCAGCATGACTATCGCCGTTGACATACAAAATCATTTTTGGACAAGTATTTTTGCTGTTTCTGCTTCTGCAACTCGCTTGCGCAAACTGCTAGAACTAAAGCTGTGATCACGCTTGTTAAATATCACCTGTATACCGCGCCCGGCACCCTCATTACGGCCAGTAAAGTTTTTGTCTTCATACTCAGTGCCTAGAATGCGAACGTCCAATGGTAGTATAAGCAACAAGTCAATAAGGTCTTGTTCGGTTTGGTACACAACAACTTCGTCAACATAACGACAAGCCGCAAGTTGTATCTGGCGTTCTACAACACTTTGAATGGGATGATTCTTGGTATCGGGCCTATCAATTGTGGGGTCAGTTTGTAACCCACAAATCAAATAATCACAATGATTCCTTGCTTCGCTTAACATAGCAACGTGACCTGCGTGAAGCATATCAAATGTTGAGAAGGTAATGCCAATTTTTTTACCCTGTGCTTTTAGTTCTTTGATATGATTAAAAATCATGATACTTCGCTCCTACCATTACCTATGTCTTTGCTTTGTACCCAGATACCCGAGTTTTTAATTGCTTGTTCTTGTTCCCATGTTTCCATAACAACATGTCTACACACATTCTGGAACCACTGATCCACAATGTCTGCATCTACTTTGCCTTGATAGCCGGCCTTGATTAGTCTAGCAACAAAGATTTCATTCCAGTCAAGTTCGAATGCACCTTGATGTAAGTTATCAAGATCTACATCCATGCCTAGCACAGCCACGTAAGGCTCACCTGCTTCGGTAGCAATTTGCTTGGCAGTTTTTTCAGGAGCCTTGGCCTTAGGCACAGACACCTTGGGTGCTACCTCTACAGGTTTTTCTACCTTCTTGGGTTTTAAAAATCTATCAAATATTCCCATCATTTGCCCCAGCCATTGCCCCAAAGATCAACGTGCAATCTTGGAGTATAATAATAACCACGTGCAAGTGCCCAGTCTGCAACGTTCACACGATTCTCTGCGTATGGTGCAACAACACCACCTTGTGGCATCACATATACTACGCCTTCAAAACCAGCCTCACGATACGCAGTCACAGCACGATCCACTTCTTCAAAGTGTATTTCGCTGTCAATCACAAACTTGAGATATACTGTGCCTACCTCTTGATACTCTGCCACGACCTCAGGCTTGATAGCCTCGTCCCATGCTTCGCCACTGGCACTAAGTTTAGGACTTACAGAGAAGGTAAGTTCATTATGTCCGGCCAGCCACTCATTGAGATATGTTTTAAATTTAGGCTGTAGTTTTTGAGTACCATTTGTTTCAAATGTAACATTCTTGATACCACGCATGTGATCATGATCAAACAAGTCTTGATATGTGCGCTGCCAGCCCAACAACGGCTCGCCACCTGTGATCACTAGATGTGTGTCATTGCCTGTGCGATTGGTCCACTTGCGATCTGGAATCAAGTCTAACATTTTGTCTACCAATGCATCAATCTCGTATGTGAGACTGAGTTCTTTAAAGTCTGGATGCCAACTAGCATAGCTATCACAGCCAGTGTTCACTAGTGGCAGTTCTTCAAATGTTTTGTACAAGTGTACAGACTTGGCAACTTCGTCTGCTTCTGTTGACTTTTCACCTGGCTTGCAACCAAATCCAGCACAAGTAAAGTTGCAACCAAATGTTCTTAAGAACACTGACGGGACACCGATAAATCGTCCTTCACCTTGTGCAGAATAAAATAGTTCTGATACTTTGAGTTTCATATTATAATCTCGTAATCTCTGGTCGTTTTAAAAATTTGTGTATGACATTGGGATCTGCTGTCTCTTCTATTACTTTAACACGAATATCTGGGCTTGTCACCCAACCCGGCAAAACCCAATCCAGATAGGCCAAGTGTTCCACTGGCGTGGGGTGCGGATCCTTTAATCCAGTGCCCCAGTTGTGCAACTTCCAACCATTATTTCTATCTTCGGCAAGTACAGTTTCGTAGTAACTGGGTTTGATGTTATTTAGAACAGAACTATATAACTCTTGAATATCGGGCTCGATCATGGAATGATTAGGATCGTACTGATCAGGATATACCAATGGACACATGCTTAAGAACTCGAATTTTACTCCTGAGATGTTTTGCAAAAAAGACTGTGTAGATTTAATACAGGCCAAGTCTCGAATCAAACTACCACGCTCGGTTACATATTTTCGAACATAGGCATCGTCATAGAATTTACAAGTGGTAATGTTCCCATGAGTTTGCCATCCTGTGGTATATCTATCTTCTCGCATGATGTTGGTCCAACACACTATAACTGTGTCACCTGGTCCAAACTTATGACGTTGATCTGCTTCCATAACGGAATTGAAGATAAACTGATTGCCTCCGCCACTTTGTCCCCAATTTTGGTATTCGTCGTAGTGCACCGCCAAGATGTCAGCCCAGGTGCTCCATCTATAGTGTGTAAAACTACAACCAAATGCAAATAGTCTACTCAAACTTTGCGAGCCTTAACTAACAGATGCCAACCTAGATATTCACGCACTGCCTGGCGATGTGAATCGCTCATGGCTTCAAACCAAGGCTCTAGTTCGTAACGCCCTGCTTTGTACGCATCTACGTTGTACATGAAGCAATGATCTTGACGCAGGCGTTCAACATACCAGCCATTGTCATTGTTCATCATTTGATGAATTTCATCCTTGCTGAATGCCTGTGCATACGGACAACCTGCCTGTGCTTCAAACTGGTCCAACCCCTTTTGAATCATGGCATACTTCCAGGAGTTCTTGGCATATACCATGTAGCGGAATTCGCCGCCAGGCTTAACTACAACACGAACATTGGCTATGATCTTATCAATACCCGGAAAGTGATGAATGACACCATAACTGTACACAAGATCAAATTCACCTAGGCTAGCAAGTGCGTCAGCATCAGTTGCATCCACATTGTAGAATTCACCTTCGAGACCAAGAGTTTCAAAACGTTGTTTGCTCAATGCAATGCTTTGATCGCTTAGGTCAATACCCACATATTCAGCACCGTGTTTGGCAAACTCTTCAGCATCTGAACCAATGCCGCAGCCAATTTCAAGCACACGTTTGCCCGCCCATAGATGGAATCCAGCAAACTCAGCAATGTGTGGCTCTACACGATATCTGCGTTCACTTACTTCTCGGAAGAAAGCGGGTGTGCCAACATCGCTTGACCCATGCTTGATGTTACATGGTTGTGTGTTCCAATAACGTTTGATACGTTCTTCAAGGCTTTGTGACATCTTTTGTTCCCTGAAAGTGAGTATGCGGATTCTTAAACTGTACCATTTGTTTGTTTACGTCGTTTTTTGCCAACTTCTCCCACGGGTCTTGAGTGCCGTTGAATATGTTGGCAAAGAAGCTCATATCATGCCCACGTTCGTTTTGCAAGTAGGTGGCAATCTTGGCACAGTCATTATGTCGTAATGCCATTTGTTGTACACTATGAAAGTCTCTTGAATCTTTGGGATTGCCTTCTAACATGGGACGATTCTTGAATGTTTCGTCATTGTTGTTGCCGGTAAGATCATGACGATCATGCAACACATCAACTTCGATACGTTCCCAAATGTCCAACATGTATGCTTGCTGACTCAACCATGCATCAGAGATTTGATGTGGACTTAAATAGCCCAACAGGTCTAACCACTTGCGAGGAACAATGGGAAAGATACTGTATGGATGATCATGATGCGTATGGAATGCAAGTAATTTAAATTCGCCTTCGTGCTTGATAATTTCTTTGTCCCAGTCTTGCGTCTCCATCACAGCATCGTCATTCCAAAACACCAACCAACTTGCGTCGCTATTAAGTGCAAGCTCGTTCACATACTCGTTTAGGCGAATATATCCCAACGGTGAAAAACTCATAGCGGTATAATTAATACCTTGATCATCTAACCAAGGCTGTAGTTCTTGTTCAAAGTGCTTGGTACCAATATCGTCATCGTTGTCAAATCCAAACATGATTTGAACACGACTTGGATTAGCTGCCAGTTCAATTACGCTTTTTACACTGCGTTCCAGCGAGTCTGATCGCCCACGAGTGGGCAACAAGATTGCAATATCAAATTCTGGTGTGCTCATGCAAATAAATCCTCATTCCATTCTCTATGGCCTTCTCTAAATGCCATGTTTGCTTGTGTTTCACGTACTTCCACTCGGTAGCACCACAAACGACTTGCTTCGTATTCTCCCCAAAAGTCAGGAATGTAAACACCGTTTACATACTTGTACAGCATGTCTGCAAGTGATTCACATCCTACTCTGGGCAAGATAGTGAGTTTGGCCAGCTTACGACGTTCCATTTCTTTATAGAACTCTAGTTCAGGATCGTCGGCACTGACCAAGGTTGTGTGATCAAATTGATCTTCTAGTATCTTTTTAAGTTCTTTAAGACCGCCATAGTCAGCAGCCCAGTTGCGAACATCAAGATCGTTTGTACCAAAGTAAAACTTCATAGAGAAACTGTAACCATGATTCAAGTTACAGTGACTGTCGGCCCTCCACTGTCGATATGCACACGGAAATGCGTCAATGTATTCTTTGGTACTGGTGAACTGGTATTGAACAGGTCCACGATATGGAAGATTTTGTTCCATGTGTTTAATTAGATCCTGAGTTGATGATAGTGCCATTTTATTCTCCTATGTTAGATTATAGCATAGGCAGCAGAATTTGTAAAGCGGGATGATGCTCAAAGGCCGCTGAGATCATTACTTATGCTGGTTTGGTGTAATCACTAGCTTTATAATTAGCTTGTCCATGAATTACACCTCGAACACCACCAACAGGATTGGCACAGTCTCCTGTTTTGCGTGGGATCAAATGCACATGCGGATACATCACAGTCTGTCCAGCAGCCTCGCCACAGTTGACGCCCACATTGTAGGCTTCCCATTCACCAGTTACTACTTTTTCATATCCAAAACGAAAAGCATATTTCATTGCTTCTTCGATAATTACATTCTTGTTCCAGCGTGGAACAAATAGCAAATGTCCCACAGTTACTGGATAAGCATCACGGAACACAGCCACGTGATAGTCTGAATGTTCTGTGGCTTCGTCACTCCATGGTGCGGCACCTGCTGCCGCTGCCTCTTCTAGTGTTTCGTATCTCATCTTGGGGCAAAGTCCTGTTGTAGTTTAATATTGTCAAAGAATTCTTTTTTAGTGCTTTGATCATCTTTAAAAGCACCTTTAAGCACTGTGGTCTGTGTGAGACTAGAGTGTGCCATGATACCACGATTCTCACAGCACCCATGTACAGCCTGCACATAAACACCTACATCTGTGGCATCTGTGACTCGCATTATTTCTCGGGCAATGTCATTAGCAAGTTCTTCTTGTAGTGTGCCACGACGAGCACACCACTGAGCAATACGAGTATACTTGCTAAGGCCAATGAGCTTTTGAGCGGCAATAATCCCGATATAAGCAACGCCACTGACAGGTTGGTGGTGATGACTGCACATACTGCGAAGCTCACTACGCACCACAAGCATTCCTTCATATCGATCTGCCGAGTCATTGGGGAAAGCGGTTGCATCTGGTTCTGGTTCATATCTTCCTGCCATTATTTCATTAAAATACATTTTAGCTAAACGTTGAGCTGTACCTTTGCTATTAGGATCATTCTCACGATCAATAAGCAAACGATCTAACACAATTTCAAATGCTTCTGCGGCTTCGTCAATCAGTCGTTCTCGATCACCATCGTGCAGATAGTCACTTACGTTGTCGCCAGCCCAAAAACGTTTGTTGTCACGTTTCATTTTAAAGCGAATAGCATCGCCTAGGTAACCTTCTTTGTAATCTTTGTCTGACATAATTTCAGTTGCTGTTGTAATTGCCGATGTGTCTGTGACTGTATCGCTGGGGCGGTCTGGTATAAATTTCTTTTTTGTATCCGAGTGAAACACTGGATGTGGTGCAAATTCTGTTTTCAATCATAATCTCCGATGTAAGGCAGTGGATTGCCATTGTGTTATTATATAATATATTTAGGTCGTTGTCAAGGCACAATAGTTATTTTTCTACAATCTGGATAATCTACTGGGACGGGAGTTGGCCGATTTGCCTTGACACCTTCTAACAATGCAAGGCCTTGAATGGCTTCTTCAATAGTGGGTTTGTAGTGATATCCAACTCTGAATACCTGCTGAGTTTCCCACGGCGCGATGGTCAAATCTCTGCCATCGTAACGTTGTGCTAGCATAGTATCGTATGCTTCTACATCATCCAACAAGATAGCTCCACCACGGCCAATGTGGAGTGGCTTGCCATGTCCAAAACTCAAACAGGTTAGTGTATCTGGGCGATACATGTCCTGTTCGAGTCTGCGAGCACTATCCCAAATGCGTGTTTCGAGTATGGGATATTCCCCAATCCACCGTTGCCAGGCATGATCAAGATATTCATACTCAATGCCCAACTTGTGCATGGTCATTGGAATGCTCAAGTATGTGTAAGGTTGCATCTTGCAGTGCTTGACCTGATCGTATCGCAAGCACAGCTCGATTGCATGGGTACAGCAATCGGTCATGATTGCATAAGGTGCACCTGTAAACTCTGCTAGTGCTCGTTCAAACTGCAGGATCTTGTCAAACATTGTACCAGTTCCATGCGTGTTGTATTGTATCTGTAAGAGTGTATTTCTTCCACTCGCCGGCTACTCCAGTAAATTTACCTGGGTCAGCTGTCAGCACCGGGGGATCACCCTCACGAGCAGGACCAGTTACTACATTAACCGTCTTACTCGTAACAGCTTCTGCGGCTGTGATAATCTCTCTGTTGCTAACACCAGTGTTGCTGCCAAGATTGTAAACACCCGATGGTACTTTTGTATCTAGTGCCAATACATGGGCACAAGCAATATCTTCCACATGGATATAATCGCGAATACATGTACCATCTCTAGTCTGGTAGTCTATACCATTGAGTGTAAACTCTTGATCATTCTTGATACTTTCAAGCACTCTAGCAATGATGTGTGTGGCACCAGGTGCTTGACCATGACGCCGAGTGCTGTCAGCCCCGCAGGCATTGAAGTAGCGGAATGCAACATAGTTTAGATCATATGCTCGATGATAACTGGCCATTGCTTGCTCGATCATCAGTTTGCTTTCGCCGTATGGACTGATAGGCTCGCACGGATCTACTTCATGACACGGGGTCATAAACGGAACACCGTACACAGCCGCACTTGAACTGAATATGAATCTAGTGCTGGATAGTTTATTGACCACCAGATCCAACAACTTCAATGTTTTGACCACATTGTTGTTGTAGTATTCTTGAGGGTTATCAATGCTTGGACCAACCAAACTGGTTCCAGCACAATGTATGATAGCATCTGGACGATGTTCTAGAATAGTTTGCAATGCAGTATCGCTGGCAAAGTCAGTTTGATGAAATCTAGTAAACTGTGTTACCAAGTGTGCTGGTGCAGGCACAAGATCAATACCAATAACTTGGTGACCTGCATCACGCAAGGCTATACTAACTTGACCGCCTATGTAGCCGGCAGCACCTGTAACAATAATTTTACTCATTCTTCAATCTTTATAACTTGATACTTCTCGTGAGCAGTATGATCACGATAACGATTACCTGCACGGTTCCATTGCTCGCCTTGTCCCTGCATGATATCAATCACACGGTCAATTGTACTGTTGTTCCAGTCGCTAATCAAGCCCATGTTGTGATGCAGATCACGCAACAAGTTTTGCATCTTGTGATAAGCATCATCTATGCTCCAAGGTACATATAAGCGGTTGGGATCGTTGGCAAAGGTTTCTGGAAAACTGCGATAAGCAGGATATAAAACATTACAACCAAGAGTGTCCGCTTCTGAAACTGTGTTTGAGACCCAGTCTTGCAAAGCACAATTAAACAGCACACGAGTATTGTTGAGATGAGCATAGTATTCGTTCTTGCTTATGTTGTCATAGATCTTGAGTTTGCCTTCAGCTTCCATCTGCCGAGCACGTTCAACATATTCCTGATTGTTGCTTCGCAAAGGCCCGCCACTGTAGATTGCAAACTCACAAGGCTCTGTAGTGAGTTCGCCATACATCTCAATCAAGTCCATAAAGAAACCTGGCTGCTTCTCTTGATCAAACCGTGCGGCAAATCCCACACGACGTGGTCGCTGATCAAATGGCCGGATATTCTCTGCACCACCAATGCGTTCTAGCACTTCCGACTTGCCAAATGCTAGGCCACTAATATTATATATAGGAGCACGCCATCCAGCAATGCGCATATGAGCAACCATCTCTTCGTTTGTGGCGAGAACTCCATCCACGAACTCATTAACCATTTGTTCGTAGAGTCCCATCCATTTTGCCATACCCCATACGTGTACGAAGTCATCAGGATCAATGGACTGAGCAAGACAGCGCACATACACGCGAGGACGTTGATCAGCAGGAACTTGATTAAGGATGTAGGGTAAACTCTCGATACCGGGCTGAAACATGTCTTCAAAGTAGATAACATCCGCACTTGTGACCTCTCCATTCTTCATCATCTGAACCAAGTTCATCATCTGGCTCATGCCGAAATAACTGCGTCCATGTGCGTCCAGCACTTGACCTACTGAAATAGCTTGGCTATTATCAATGGTTGTTCCGGGAACATACACAACGTCAAGACCACGACGATCAAACACACGTCGGTTCCATTCTGTTAGTTGCAGTGTGTAACGGGCTTCGTAACTTTCTAAGCCCATGTAGTATAGTTTTCTCATTGGGGTACTTTCTCTAGTAGTGTATTAAACATTATAGCATCAGTTGGGAATTTGTCAAGTCCATCACATCGAATCTCATAACCTTTTGCTCGTAGCCGTTGTTGAACAATAGCTTCTGCTATGATGTTGATTGGTTGCCACTCTAGTGGTTGGTTGATAATAGAACATTCCACAATACGATCTAACAACATAAACTCATCAATAATGTATTGTTGTGTCGTTTGCCAGGCCAACAAAAAATTATCAAGCCCAGATTTTTGGGTTAGTTTGCAGTGATCAAAAATCTTATTAGAGGTAGTTACAGTATCAAATAAAAAATCAGTATTTTTTACTGTTAAAAATCTGCTATCAACACACTTAGGAGATTCAATCCACTCTTGGCACCACGGAACATAAAATAAACTGATCCATTCACGTAGTTGCCATGGGTGCATTTGTGACCAATGAGTGTAATTGGGATTCCAAGCTGTGATGTTATGTTCATTGCCATTGCAAAAAATATCTAATCCAAGTCCTAAGCCAGCCGAAATTTTATGATATTGAAATAACATATTCAGCTCGGCTGCCTTTACATCTGTTGCATGAATAAGAATACAAGGATGGTTGACAATGTTGTACTTGTTAAAGTATTCTAGTATCTCGGATAAGTGTTGTTGTTTAAACGGGTATGTTGGAGTAGTTACTTCAACAACTTTATCAGATTCAAAAAAATCACTGATATGTTCAATGTTGTTAAAATGTGCAGATTTACTAAATGAGTGCATAGATCCATCAGCAAGAATTTTACCATTGACTGGTGTTAGTTCATTGCTGTAGGATCTCATGATGTACTCAATTGTAGATCCAAACATTCCCGGAACAAAGAACACATGAATCATGCAGGACGATATCCTGCAAAGCGTCGTGCATCTTCCCACCACATGTTCTTGGCATTCTTGCCCAGCATCCACTTGTTGAACTGCTGAAATGCATAACTCTTGAAGTTATACAAGTCCGCTTCGTTGTAGCGGTAGCCATAGTCCTGGCAGAACTCTAGGTACTTTTCTAGGTCCTCGTATATTTCAGTTACACGTGGGTTGGATTTGATTGTAGGCTTGGCCATACTTTTCCTTTTAATTTACAATTGATAAACTTGGGCGAGAAATTTCATACTTGATCAAAGCGCCGTTCTCACCATCTTCGGCCACTTCAATCCAGACCGCTCGGTCAGGATACCTTTGAGCAATCTGCAGGTACAGATCGTCTGAGATCATTTCACAACTTTTGAAGTTTAGTTCTAGTGTTCCACCTGCATAAAGTTTTTCTAACCAGCGTTTGAACTGAATAAATTCAATGTCTCGATCATTATGAAACACGTCAATCCACACACGGAAGTGAAAGATGTGTCTGTGAGGCACACCAAGAAAACTCACGTCATACTCATCGCCTGTGGCCAATGCAGGATCAGTTGCGGCAGCAGGGTATTTGTGGATGCCTTCTTTGCGGAAGGTAACCCAGATTTTTCTATCTGCATGTTGTTTAATCCTGTCAATTTTATCTCGTTGCTCTTGATTCATACATCATCCTTGTTTAGTGTATACTAACGGAAACACCTGGCGGCTGTCAAGTTTTCTCCTGGTATCTAGGATATCCAGGTTCTTCAAAGTGCTCTCATCAAGTTCTTTGATATATTCGGTGTCACCAAGATTGGTAATGTAATCCCAAATATTTTGCCATCCCAGCATGTGTTTGTATTTGTTTTGATCCATACGTGCTAGTGTGGCTTTTCTAAGATCATTGGTTAGGTATTTCACGTCCCATGGTCCTGGATAGGTGCCATTGTTGTACAATGCGATTGTGATGGTTTTGTTAGAAAATCCTTCATCCAGCAAATAGTCCACAGCGTCCCAAACAGTGTCTGCATTTACATTCATACACACCATGTTAAATGCCACACGATCGGGTCCTACTAGGCCTTTGAGAGTCTGCAGGTTTTCAGCGAACTCAGACCACACGGCCGGGTATCGAATATATTCAAATTTATCTTCAATAGCATCAATACTTACTAACCAAGAGCAATGTTCCATGCTGGTTGCTAGTTCAAATATTTTATTGTTTTTAATCTGTGTTAGATTTGTATTGATAAGCACATGACAATCAGGATTTTTATCTAGCAATGCTCTCAATACAATCTCGTTTTCCTTCAACATCAACGGTTCGCCGCCTGCCAGATATAATTCTTTGAGAGTATGTATATTGTCTAGCACGTAGGTCATCAAGTCTGACTTGTTGTCTCGTTCAATTTTATGATATTGCTTTAGCTCATCAGCCCAGGTAGAACTCAGGGTAGGTGAACAATACATGCATGCTAGATTGCATGTGTTATGCCATCTAAGATCCATGTATCCCAGTTCAAATTGTCCAGGAACAGTGTACAATGGATTGGTGTCAGCATCCTTGAATATATCAAAAAATCTTTTTTGTAAGCTGTGTGTGGTGTCGTGACACCATTTGCAACCCTCAATTGTTTTTCCATCCAGCATGTCTTGCTGAATTTTTAAGTTCTTGTCGGCAAAAATAATTTTCTTGATATCGGGCACATCGTTGATATTTCCCAACTTGTTTTGACTCACACAACAATTTTCTACTGCCCCAGCGGGATTGATAAAAAAACTGTTCCATGGTGCCGGGCAAAAACTTTTATTTGTCATTTAATCAATTCATCCTTTGTGTATTTAGACCATGCGGTAAATTTTGATCTATTTTGCAATGTATGTATGCTATGACACCATACACCAGGATTAGTAGCATCAAAGTCCTTGTCATCAATCTTTAGTGTTGCGTTATAGTTGAGCAGGCGAATATAAGGAATTTTAGCCGAGATCATTGGGATAAAGTTGTTGTATTCACACAATGTGCTTTCTGCTAGACCTTCCACACACGCAATATCAATGTCTAGTGTACACATATATCCGGCATCTAGCACTGGTTTAATCATGTTTTCCCAGTCCTGCCATCTGTAGTCATTGACCAGCAGATGCGGAAAGCTCATGTTGGCACCAAAGTACACATGGGTTATGTGTCGCTCTGTGTCAAGATATGATTTGTGATTGGTAAGAATCTTTAAAATCTTATCAACATCCTGTAGTCCCACCACAAACAATGTTTTTTGTCCATGTGCTGGAGTATGTTCTACCTCTTGTCCGATAAACAAATTGATGTTTTCGTGGCCTTCTCTATTCATAGATGTTCCTGTTCCAGTTGATACAATGCTGTGGTGTCTAATTGTACACTGTCATTGGGTTCTGTGTCAACTTCTGACTCATCAAAACTGAACAATGCTTTGAACTGTGTTCGGGCATTCTTGGCCTTTTTGCCTTTGAAGCCACGTGTGCCCACAATCTCCATCCAGTATGAGTCATACTGTTCGATTATGTCTTCAGCAGTGGCTCTATCTGGTGCGGCAAAGATTGCTTCCACAATGTCCTCAAACTTGGCATAGTCACCACCTTGACGTTGCATCATGGCAGGACGTGAGCCTGCATCAAAACGTCTATTGGCTTCTTGTACCGCAGTCAAGTGCATCCAAACATTATGTCCCATCAGCAATGCATATGAGAATGAGTCCCAGGATGTTTTACCTTCTTTGCCAATTTTATTTAGATCGCCCGGCTTGTAGATACAGATGTCCTTCATCTTGAACAGGTTGCTTAGTGGACTATCTTCCCAATTATCGTAGATGCCATCGGCAACTACTCCGTGGCTCCACTTGCGTGTGTCTGTGGCGTATTTTTTGTCGTCGGCTGAAGGAGCCATGCGATACGACCACTTTTGGCCATGTTCGTAGACATTTTCAAAATACACTTGTCCGTTGGCTGTGGCAAGGAACGGACTGGCGCAGTCAAATGAGATAGTGAATTGTGGGTTGACATATTTTCTTACGGCTCTTTGGATTACAGTTAATAAAACGGCCCACTCTAACTTGGAGGTTCCCAAGAAGTGCATCCAATCATGGCGGCCCTCTTGTAGTAGATTGTCGTAGCGTAGTGCCACCAGTCGCTTGAGCACCAGGTGTACATCACACATGTTTTGTCCGCCCATACCCCAGCCATCAAAGTGACGGTCTGGGTACACAGCAGGATCACAGAAGTGTTTCATTTCTTGATACCAATCCTCGGCTTCACTATGTGTGGCACCTTGCAGAACATTTAAGAACTTAGCACCACCATTATTTTTGCCTCGACGGTGTTTGATAAAGTACTCGTTGTTAAACTTAGTAGCAGCCACAGCTTGAGCATGTGTGGTAATTTTACATTTAGAACTTGCATGTGGATCATTTACCACCCAAGTAGGAATATCCAGCCCCATGCCATAGTTACTAATAGTGTCCAACCAAGTCAACACAGACTCACGTTTCTTTTGTGCTTTGGCACAGCCTGAATTGGCTTTCCAGTCACCTTCCCACAAGCCTTTGGCAATCTGGAATCCACCAGAGTCACCAAGCATGATAGTGTTAGGATCACGATTACGAACCATGTCCTCTGACCAGTCCGGCTTGTTCAAGTCCAAGTTGGCATGACCACCAGAATACAGCGACCATTTGTAAGGAAACAAGCCTTTAGAACTGTTCAGCCAGTTCATTTGTTCCATGTCAGTTAGTCCCTGCGGCAATCTAGCAGGATCTACATATGGTCCATTTACAGGATCACGTTGTTTGCCCACAAAAGTGGCGTAGAAGCCCGAGATAGCCGGAA